AACTTCTCGAGCAGAGCTTCAAAGTCGCGCTCATGTTGGGCGTACTCCTTCTTGAACTTCTCAAGGTTGATGGTCGGAAGCAGACGCATCGAGCCAGCCCAGTCGTATGTCGACCTCTGAAGCCAGTTATACACGGTCTGCCGATAGTTCAGTAGCGCCTTGTGGTCGGGTGAATCGGAGAGTAAGTTCTTGGTGAACTTGCCTGCGTCAGCAGAGGCTTTCTTAGATGTTGTCACCTCGTTAGAGATGGCGCGATCCTGTTTCGTTGCAGTCCACACGTTGACATCCACGCACACAACGAGTGCTGACGTTGCAAGTGAGATGATGTGGTTGGGTTGTTGAAGTTCGAAGTTCATGTTAACGGCCTCCCTTGTGGCTTGAGTTGAGATTAAGTAATAGAGAACGATCAGTCACTACGATGTAGTTGGACTTGGGCATCGGCACGATAGTGTGTTTGGTACTACGCGCGTGTTGCTCGCCGCATGGCATACACAATGTATATCCCATGCTACGACGCTGTGCAGAGTAAAGTTCACCACAGGCTGAACAGCTAGGTATCATGGAAGGGTTGTGGTTGTGAGCTGACGGACAATGACTTTCCACTCATGGTCAAGACCCTCTGCCTCGTCTGCCTTGATGCATGTATGCAGGTCGTACATCGCCATGTCTTTGTCGGTGAATACGTCGGTCACATTGCCGTCGCACAGAAGCAAATACACTTTGTCGACAGGTGCTTGCTTTACGGATGTGTTGCGCATCGCATCGCGGATGGATGGATGTACGTTGGTGTCGTCTGCGATTTGACGCAGAACAATGTCGATGTTTTTGAACTGTCCCATACTATCTCCTGACTGAATAAAACTGAATTGAATTTCACCGTACCGTGAAACGGTAAGTGATGGCTGTGTCGAGTTACTCCCCGACACAGATTCCATTGTACCATAACTTTACATATAAACATAGGGATTTACCCCAACTTTGTTGAGTCACACACCTAGGGGTGGTTGCTCATTGGGCACAACATGTATGTCGAACCCGAGCTTGCGTATGCATTTGAGCGTTGTCTCGGTCAACGACTTGGTATCCGCAATATCTGCAAACACTTTGGCATGGTCACACACAGGGTAAACAACTCTCTTACCATACACATCCATTACGCGCACATGTATCGCAGAACACTGCTGTTGGTTTGTCATTTCAGTTTCCTCCGCATCTTCCATTTCAAATAATTGCTACTGAAGAGAACTTCATCTAACACGAATGCCATGAAGTCATACTCATCCCATATACCTTGCTTAACGAACTCGTAAGCCAAGTCAAACCTGATTTTCATTTCACATCCTCCTGAAAGATTAGGTTAAGCATTGCCTTCTGTACCTCGGGATCAGCCCGCTCGTACATCAGCTCATCAACCATTAGGTTGTACTGTTTGCGCTTGACCATCTCGGTGTGTGTATGTTCTGCAAATAACATGACTTCCTCCCATGTGGGGAATCTGCCACGCTCATCGTAGAAGCGATACGCTTCGCAGACCACGCATCCTTGCTCGTAACTTTTACAGCGGTTGCCGATATTGATCGGCCCTCCAGTTTTGCGGTATGCCCGCAGTTTTAATCTCGTACGTACTTTCATATTATCTGTCCGATCTGTTGGTTGGAATAATGAATGGCTGTAATTTGTTCAGAGGATGTTGTAGCCCTTGAGCCAACGTCTTGTGTCCTTGCCCATACTGACAACTGTCAGACCCTCGTACTCGTTGTCGATGTCTTTGAACTCGTCAAAGTCAAACGCTGGGTCAACTGTGTTTGTGCAGTAGTAGTGCGACTCGTTCATAGGGTCGTGAATCGCTAACCAGTCCGACACGATTTGGTCTGTGTCGATGGGTGTTTTGGCAATAGGTTGTGCCTTGGGGGTTGTAATGCGCAATGTCTTGCGGATAGAACGGGGGAGATGGTCGAGCATCTCACGTTGCATTTTGGCAACGAGGGAGGGAGAGACGACAAACTTAGCTTTCATGATGACTCCTAACTAAATTGAACTGAATTGAACTAACTTGATTTCACCCACCCGTGAAACGATTGTTGGTCGTCTTGGGGTTGGCAAAGGCTTGAGTTGGAGAGGTTTGCAGGCGCTTATTCCCCGACTCAGACTCAATTGTAACATAACTTTACTTATAAACATAGGGGTGTGGGGTGACTTTGTTGAGGTGCAGGGCTTGGGGCGTAGTGTACAGGGATTGGAATTGGATATGTACAGTTAGACTTTTTGGGGGGTTATTGGAACGGGTTTTTGGAACAAATTGGGGTGAATTGGAATCTGGAAAAGTACTACTAAGGTTATGAAATGAATATAAAGAGTAGAGTAGTAGTAGTAGTAAAAAAAAAAAAAAATTATATTTATTCCAAAATTCCAAGATTCCAGCGATTTGCAGGGACGTCGGGCAAAATGAGAAAATAGCTGAAAAACCACATATTGCTATGCGTTGCACTTGCTGACACAGTCTTGCTCTCCCAAATTATTTCTCCAACCGACTGTCCTATTTTTAAAAACTGGAATTTTGGAATATTCACAGGTTATCCACAGGTTATACACGAAATTCTCTTTGTAAATCAACGACTTAGCAAAGTTCCAATTTTGTGTTCCAAATTGGAACAACTTTACATAAGAGGCAAATACTGGAATTCCAAATTGGAATTTGCTTTTTGGTCAGATTCCAAGATTCCAATTAGCGATTCCAAGATTCCAACTGGGCTGGAACGTTGGAACAAATTTCACGCACCCCTGAAACGGTAGTTGATCGCCTTGGCTCGCGCGAACGCACTTCACGCACGCGGGGACTTATAACTGGTATCAAATGCACCGCCAGCCGAAACTGACGGTGCATGGTCTGCTTATTTCAAAGCATTGTTAAACGCATCAATTGCTTGGCGCAATTTGATCTCGTTTGGTGCAGTTGTGTCGCCTCGAGCGATGGCAGTCTTTGCTCGGGCTTTCATTGTGATAAACAACTCTTTGGCGAAATCCTCGAATTGTTTTGTAGGGGCTTTGACCTTGGGCTTATCCTCGTTTTCAACTCTGCGCACAGCGACTTTGAGGTCTGCCATACGATTTGAGCAATACTTGTTAAAGTTATCACGCACCGCTTTGATGACACCGTGCTTGATGGGGTCTGCCTCTTTGAGTTGTCCAAATGCTTGTTGAGAGTATGACAAGCAGTAATCAATGCTATTGTTGAAACCTCCCTTGGGGTTTGGTTTCCATTCATTGTCGAATGTAGTGGCAGGGTTTAACTCTTGCCATCTCAAAGCCCATCCCATGCGCAGTTGAGTTTTGACCTCATCTGGTTGTGATTCGCAGAATGTGGGGCATTGCGCATAAACGAAACGGGCAATGGTAGCCATTGTTTCGCTAGACCTTGCCGATTGATATGCGGCATCTTTGAAAGATGAGACGATTGTCTCTTGGGGTTTTGTTGCTTTGCTCATGGTTTCTCCAAGTAAGCGTTAATCCAGACAACACCTCGTCATCTGGTGTTTAAGTTATAGCCGACCCTAGACCTTAAAGTAAAGTTTCAGCGTGGCCTGAAACGGTAAACAGTGCGCTTGGCATGTACGCCCTTGACGCGCGCGGGGACACATAACTGGTATCAAAAGGTACAGGCGAAAAAAAACCTAGCCAACCTTTCGGCTGACTAGGTCGGTGCAATGTTACTTGCTTAGAGTATTGTGAAAGGCATCAATGGCCATGCGCAATTTAACTTCATCAGGGGCTGAATCATCACCCCTTGCTTTTGCTGTCTTGGCTCTGGCCTTGACTGACTTGAACATTTCATCGATGTATTGCGTGAAACCCTTAGTAGGTGCTTTCACTTTAGGCTTGCCCTCATTCTCTACTTTACGCACCGCTGACTTTAGGTCAGCCATGCGATTAGAGCAATACTTGTTAAAGGCATCGCGTACACCCTTGATAACGCCATGCTTGACTGGGTCAGCTTCTTTCAACTGACCAAAGGCTTGCTGACTGTAACTGAAGCAAACGTCAACTGTCATTACATAAGAGCCATTCTCTACTGGCACCCAACTGTCGTTATAACTTGTCGCAGGGTTAAGCTCTTGCCAACGTAATGCCCAACCTGCGCGAAGTTGGGTTTTGACTTCATCGCTAACTTCATTGGTGAAGTTAGGACATTGTGAATAGACATAGCGGGCAACGCTATCAATTCTCTCACCGCTGATAGCAGACTGATAACCTGCTTCTTTCATCGATGTAACAGTTACAGAACCCAATGAAGGGGCCACTTGTTTTGCTTTAGACATAATATCTCCTAATAAAGCAAGGTTGAAATATCAGGTAAACCCAACTGTCTACCTGATGTAATAGTTATAGCTGACCCTAGGCCTTAAAGTAAAGTTTCAGCGGGGTGTGAAACGCTAAGTGATCCGCTTGACCCGCGCACGCTTAACGCTCGCGACGACAAATAACTGGTATCAATAGGGCCTAGGCCCTATTGATTAACGCTTGAGCCTACTGAACTCAGAGCCGTCGAACTTGGCTATGAACGTGGCGCGTACCACTTGGTATCTGATGTTCTCGCGCTCAGTGCGTCGTATCTCGTAAAGATAGTCAGCCATTGCTGGGTCAGTCTTGCGCATTTCGCGCAGTTCACCGAGGGTCAGGTTCAGCGCGTAGTTTCTATCCTCGCGCTCAACCAGTTGAAGTTGTTCCATGTTGCTCTCCTTAGTTAAAGAAGAGGGGCCGAAGCCCCTCGTGTTACCACTGGCCGCGAGCCGCGACTAGTTTGCCCCTGATGCCGATCAACACTGTCGTGTTGTCGGTACGATACTGAGCTGACCAGCTCAGCGCCTCGTTCATCGTGTATGCATAGTGCACAAACGCTTTGTCTTCCCACTGCACTATCACTTTGTAGTGCGTCAACCAAACCCATAATGCTTTAAACATTTATCTCTCCTGTTACAGCACAGCACTATTGCTCTGCATGGTTCTGTTATAGCTGATCCCATGGTTAAATGTAAAGTTCTGGCGGGGTTGACCCACCCATACCCGACCCCCACAAGAGACTTTGGGACTCCCGTGTTCCCCTATACTCTAAGACTTACACAAACCACCACGTATTTCTCCAACCATTCCAAGTACCCCAAGCATTTCTAAGCCAACGCCAAGTAAAAATAAAAGCGTCTAGGGTTTACCCCACCCCCTCAATATAGGAACACCCCCCGGGTAGGATTCCTACCACCCTTTACAAATATGTGGTATATTTATTTCTCAGGGAAAGCTGTGCAAAGACTTTTTTTGAAAGCTAGCGATTGAGCGGCTAGTACCTGACTTTTATAGGAGTGCGATTCCCTCTTATGCAGATGATGCCTAATGTCGAAGCGGATATTCCGCTACCAGCCTCAGCCACCGAGGCTATGCCCCCTCTTTCCCCAAAGGAAGAGATTGAGATGCGTGCACGCACGGTCAAAATGATCTCTGATTTGAACGGAAAACCAATTGAGCCTAGCCCTGAGAACCGAGGCCAAGCCCTTGAGTTGATGGAAAAGGTTGTTGCTAATAAAACAACACCTGATTTAGCTAACTACCCCAACGAAACCATTGCATATCTTGCCGGTATGGTGGCTGAGTACGACCACATGATTGTGCGGGAGCTAGCAGACTTCAAACTGTACGTGGTAAACAAGCTTGTTGCCGAAACAGAGAACCCAAACAGTACCGTTAGACTCGGTGCAATCAAGGCATTGGGTGATGTTGACGGCGTTGATGCATTTAAAAAGCGCACTGAGGTCACTCATAAGCAGCAATCCCTTGAAGAAGTGGAAAAAGAGCTGCTTGAAACGCTTGCTAAGCTAGAAAAACGCACAATTGATGTACAGGCCAAGGTAATACGCAGTGAAGATAACGCCTGAACAGCTAAAAGCCATCAAAGACGCGCTTCCAACGATGCCGTTGGAGCAAAAAATCCATACTTTGGAGCTTTTGAGGACGTACGACAGTGAATCTGTGCAGGAAGTGGGTAAAGATGACTTCTTAACCTTCATTGACCACGTATATCCGGGCTATAAAGTGGGTCCACACCACAAAAGACTGGCCAAAATCTTTGAAGATATAGCCAACGGCAAGAAAAGACGGGTTATTGTGAACATTGCCCCCCGTCACGGCAAGTCTGAGATGATTTCTTACCTTGCACCAGCGTGGTTTCTAGGTAAATACCCTAATAAAAAGATCATTATGGCCTCCCACACTGCCGATTTGGCGGTGAATTTTGGCCGTAGAGTGCGTAATTTGGTGGGTTCTGAGGCTTATCGGGACGTGTTTCCGCAGATCGAATTGCAAGCTGACAGTAAGTCTGCGTCACGTTGGGGTACAAATTTCAACGGAGAATACTTTGCTATTGGTGTCGGAGGTGCTCTTGCTGGTCGTGGCGCTGATTTATTTATCATTGACGACCCTCATTCTGAACAAGAAGCTAAGACTGGGCGACCGGACGTTTTCCTTCCTGCTTGGGAGTGGTTTCAGTCTGGCCCTTTGCAGCGTCTTATGCCGGGTGGCTCTATCATTATAGTGATGACAAGGTGGTCAAAACTTGACTTGACCGGAATGATCGTGAACCAGATGGGCCGCGAGGAAGATGTGGACCAGTGGGAGATTGTTGAGTTTCCTGCCATATTGAATGACAAACCGCTGTGGGGTGAGTTCTGGTCTATTGAAGAATTGTTGGGTAAAAAAGCGGGTATGGACCCACGGTACTGGCAGGCCCAGTACATGCAGAACCCCGTCTCTGAGGAAGGCGCTCTTATTAAGCGCGAATGGTGGCAGATTTGGGAAAAGGACGACCCGCCTCAGTGCGAGTTTACGATTATGAGTCTTGACGCGGCGCAGGAATCTAACAACAGGGCTGACTACAACGCTCTGACTGTGTGGGGTGTGTTCTTTAACGAAGAGACAAACAACTACGCAATCATTTTGCTCAATTCAATCAAGAAGCGACTGGAGTACCCAGACCTTAAAGCCTTGGTGCTTGAGGAGTACAAAGAGTGGGAGCCTGATGTGTTTATTGTTGAGAAGAAGTCCAACGGTTCGGCGCTTTACCAAGAGTTTAGACGGATGGGCGTGCCCGTGGGAGAGTTTACTCCGGGTAAAGGACAAGATAAGATCGCACGGGTGAACGCGGTTTCTGCACTGTTCCAAGGAGGAGTGGTGTTTGCACCGGACCGCAGATGGGCTAAAGAAGTTATTGAAGAATGTAACGACTTTCCGTCGGGTACAAATGATGACTTGGTTGACTCAACAACACTAGCGCTCATGCGGTTCAGACAAGGCGGGTTTATTCGCTTACCGAGCGACGAGCCTGAAGAAGAGAGATTTTTCCGCAGCAAGAAAGCTGCGTACTACTAAGGATAAACAATGGCTACGAATATGGTCCCCTCATTGTCACAAGCCCCGTTGGGTTTGGATGCGTTAGAAGATATGGGCGACATGCCCGCAATTGAAATCGAGATTGAGGATCCCGAGGGTGTTCGCATCGGACTAGACGGCATGGAGATTGACTTGATGCCCGACGAAGAGGGCGAAGACTTTGATGCCAATCTTGCCGAAGACATGGATAAGGGCGAGCTACAGAAAGTAGCAAGCGACATTATCGAGATGGTGGACGCAGACATTTCTAGTCGCAAGGACTGGGTTGAGATGTATGTCAAAGGTCTTGACGTTTTGGGGATGAAGTATGAAGAACGTACTGAACCGTGGAACGGTGCTTGCGGTGTTTTCTCAACGGTACTCACAGAAGCTGCTGTACGGTTCCAAAGCGAGACTATCATTGAAACGTTCCCTGCTCAGGGTCCGGTCAAAACCGAGATCGTCGGCGCAATTGATAAACTTAAAGAGCAGGCGGCTGAGCGTGTAAGAGATGACATGAACTATCAGCTCACCGAGGTGATGACTGAGTATCGCCCAGAACATGAGCGCATGTTGTACAACCTAGGTCTCGCGGGCGCGGCGTTCAAGAAAGTTTATTTTGACCCATCGCTTGATCGTCAGATTGCGATGTTCATCCCCGCTGAAGACATCATCATTCCTTACGGTGCATCGAGCGCGGCCACTGCTGAACGACTCACGCATGTGATGCGTAAGACCAAAAATGAGATGAAGAAGTTGCAGGTTGCAGGCTTCTACGTTGATGAAGATTTGGGTGAGCCTGTCTCGATCCACACAGATGTGGAGAAGAAGAAAGCCGAGGATCAGGGTTACTCACTGACGGACGATGACCGCTACCAAGTCTTGGAAGTGCACATCGACTACGACCTGCCCGGTTATGAAGATGAAGATGGTATCGCTCTGCCGTATATCATCACAATCGAGCGTGGCACAAACACAGTTCTGGCTATTCGCCGCAACTGGGAAGAAGATGACAAGCGCAAGTTAAAGCGCCAGCACTTTGTGCAGTACACATACGTCCCCGGTTTTGGTGCTTATGGTCTAGGTTTAATTCACCTGATCGGTGGCTACGCCCGTGCTGGTACGTCCCTGATTCGACAACTTGTTGATGCGGGCACACTGAGTAACTTGCCCGGCGGCCTTAAAGCACGCGGCTTGCGTATCAAGGGAGATGACACGCCGATCAACCCCGGTGAGTTCCGTGATGTAGACGTGCCGTCAGGTTCAGTGCGTGACAACATCATGCCCCTGCCGTACAAAGAGCCAAGTCAAGTTTTGGCGGGGTTGCTTGATCGCATAACAGAAGAAGGTCGTCGTCTGGGTTCTATTGCTGATATGAACATCAGCGATATGTCTGCTAACGCACCTGTCGGTACAACGCTAGCTCTCTTGGAGCGTCAGCTCAAGACAATGTCTGCAGTTCAGGCTCGTGTTCACTACAGCATGAAGCAAGAGTTTCAGCTCCTGCGTGACATCATTCGTGATCACACTCCGCCAGAGTACAGCTTCGATCCAGTTGAAGGTGATAGAAAAGCGAAGCAAGCTGACTACGACATGGTGTCAGTGATTCCTGTGTCAGATCCCAACAGTGCAACGATGGCTCAGCGCATCATGCAGTATCAGGCTGTGATTCAGTTGGCTCAAGGTGCTCCACAGATCTATGACTTGCCGCAACTTCACAGGCAGATGATTGAGGTGTTGGGTATCAAGAACGCAGATAAGTTAGTGCCCATTGATGATGACCAGACCCCACGCGACCCCGTGTCGGAGAATATGTCGTTCCTCACTGGCAAGCCCACTAAGGCGTTCATCCACCAAGACCACGATGCACACATCGCTGTTCATACCAGCATGATGCAGGACCCCATGATCATGGGTCAGATTGGTCAAAGTCCCATGGCTCAGCAGATGCAGGGCGCGATCATGGCTCACGTCGCTGAACACTTGGCGTTTTCATATCGTCAGAAAGTTCAGGAGCAGTTGGGCGCAACACTACCTGCACCAGATGCACAGCTTGATAACGACGTTGAAGTACAAGTTTCTAAACTTGTGGCGCAGGCGTCTATGCAGCTCCTCGCGATGGACAAAGCCAAAGCAGCTCAGCAGCAAGCGATGGCGCAGGCCCAAGATCCGATCATTCAGATGCAGCAGGCTGAATTGCAGATCAAGAAACAAGAAGCTGACATCAAGGCGCTCAAGGTCAAGGGTGATCTACAACTTAAAGCGGAAGAACTTTCTCTTAAAGCACAAGAAAGCGCAGCTAGGTCTGGTGAAGATCCACAGATGGCCGCGATGCGTCTACAGCAGGAGATTGCTCAAGCCCAAGAGTTGCACGGCTTAGAGATGGCGGCTAAACGGGCGGAGCTAGAGCAAGCGCAAGCTCAGCAACAACAACAGATGATGATGCAGCAACAGATGCACCAGCAGAAGATGGCTCATGGCGGGCAGGTCCATGCACAGAAACTAATGCAGACAAACAAACCTACGAAAAAGGATGAATGATGGCCAATATGCTTGAAGTGTTGAACGGTAAGCTTGAGGAACACGTCAAGCAGTTGGTTGAAGTTGTCAGTGCTGGTGGAGCTAAATCCCACGAGCACTACAAAGAACTGTGCGGGACTATCCGAGGTCTGCAAACCGCGCAGTATGAACTTGCTGACCTCGTGCGAAAAACTAAGGAATATGAAGATGAGTGAATTTGATGTCAGTGCGGTTGATCTAAGCGGTGTGCTCAACACCTCCGCTGAAGAAAAAGCCAAACAAGTGCCGGATCCAGCGACTTACCACTTGCTGTGTATGTTGCCCAAGGCAGAGGAAGAATTGAGCGAGTCTGGGATTATTAAATCTGCGCAGATGATGTACAACGAGGAGCTTCTTTCCCCCGTGTTGTTTGTTGCAAAGATTGGCCCTGATGCGTTCAAAGATCCGGCCCGTTTCCCATCTGGCCCAAGCTGCAAAGTTGGTGACTTTGTGTTGGTTAGACCCAACACTGGAACCCGCATGAAAATTCATGGTACCGAATGGCGACTCATCAATGACGATTCCGTTCAGGCTGTTGTGCAAGACCCCCGTGGTATTCAGCGCCCAACCTAAGGAGTAGATCATGGCTGAAAAAGACGAATTTAAGTTCCCTGACGAAGCTGAAGCTAAAGACGCCAAGGCCGACGATAAAGTTGACTTTGAAGTTGAAGGTGAAAGCGAACCAGAAATTGAGGTTGTAGACGATACACCTCCTGAAGACCGTGGTCGCAAGCCCATGGCTGAACCTCCCAAAGAGGTAACGGACGAAGAGCTGGCCAAGTACGACGAGAGCGTACAGAAGCGTATTAAGCACTTTACCAAAGGTTATCACGAAGAACGTCGCGCAAAAGAAACGGCTGAACGTGAAAGAGAAGAGGCGCTTAAACTTGCGCAAACCGTGCTGGAAGAGAACAAAAAGCTCAAGGGTTCTGTTAACCAAAATCAAGCTGCGCTCTTGGAACAAGCTAAAAAAGTAGTGTCTAGCGAAGTAGAAAACGCTAAGCGCATGTACAAAGAAGCTTATGAATCTGGCGACTCTGATAAGTTAGTTGAGGCCCAAGAAGCCCTGACTATTGCGAAGATTCGTGCGGATAAAGTAAATAATTTTAAACCCACCCCTTTACAGGAAGAAGAAACTCCTGTACAAATCGCCCAACAGCCCACTAAAGCTGCGCCCGTTGATGAAAAACTACTTGCATGGCAAGACCAAAATCAGTGGTTTGGAAGCAACAAGCGAATGACAGCCTATGCCCTAGGCTTGCATGAAGACTTAGTGAGCGAAGGAATTCCGAGTGGCAGTGATGAATACTATCGACGTATCAACGCTGACATTAGGGAAAGATTCTCGGATCAGTTTGGAGCCGAAGAGTCCGTTGATGCGAAACCTCAACGCACTAAATCCAACATAGTTGCACCTGCAACCCGTAGCACAGCGCCTAAAAAGATCGTGCTTACGCAGACACAGGTGAATCTCGCCAAGCGGTTGGGGGTTCCGTTGGAACTGTACGCCCGTAAGGTTGCTGAAGAAATGAGGAAATGAAAATGGAAAAATCTAACCGTATGACACGCGAACTTGATACACGCGAACAAGTGGAGCGTCCTAAACAATGGATGCCACCGCAACTTCTGCCCGATCCCAATCCGGAAGAGGGTTATGCGTTTCGCTGGATCAGGATTGCATCGTTAGGTAAAGACGACGCCACGAACATTTCTGGAAAGTTACGTGAAGGCTGGGAACCCGTCAGGGCTTCTGACCACCCCGAAATCCGTTTGTTTGGTTCTACCAATGGTAAGTTTCCAGACAGTATTGAAGTCGGCGGTCTGTTGCTTTGCAAAACACCTGTGGAATTTACAGGGCAACGTAATGAGTACTACCGCAAACAAGCGGAAGCTCAGATGAACTCTGTGGATAACACCTACATGCGCGAGAATGATCCGAGGATGCCTATGTTTAAAGAACGTAAGTCCACGGTCACTTTCGGTAAAGGTACTTAAATTTTTTGGAGTCTTAAATGGCATATCCTACCGTTGATAAGCCCTATGGTTTTCAGCCAGTCAATCGTATTGGCGGAAATCCCTATGCGGGTTCTACTCGACTGATCCCAGTCGATTCCGGCGCTGTCTTTGATGGCGACCTCGTTGAAATGCTAGCTTCCGGCTCATGCAAAGTGATTGCCAGCGGTACTGCCGCTGCACAATGCGTTGGCGTTTGCGTTGGCGTTCAGTACACCAACTCATCTGGTCAAACCGTTCAAGCCCAGTATGCTCCGTCATCTGGCGTAACCAACGTGTTGGCTTATGTTGTTGATGATCCTACAGCTTTGTTTAAAGTGGCAGTTGTGTCTTCTGGCACCACCATGTCTACTTTGACCCGCGCTGCTGTTGGCCAAAACGCTCCCGTGGCATTGAATTCTGGTAATACAAACACCGGCAATTCAACTCAAGCAATTACAACTTCTACTGATATTACGGCTACCTTGCCAATTCGTATCATTGATGTTGTGCCTGAGACTGCTGTTACATCAACCACATACGTTGAGCTGATCGTTAAGATCAACACTCACTCGTATAACAATACCACCGGTATCTAAGGAGTAACTTACCATGGCTATTTCACGCGCACAACTACTGAAAGAGTTGCTCCCCGGTCTGAACGCATTGTTTGGTCTTGAGTACGCTAAATACGGCGAAGAGCACAAAGAAATCTACGAAACAGAGTCATCTGAGCGTAGTTTCGAAGAAGAGACAAAGCTTTCTGGCTTCTCTGCTGCACCTGTCAAGAATGAAGGCTCTGCCATCGCTTATGACAATGCACAAGAAGCATGGACTGCACGTTACACCCACGAAACCATTGCGATGGGCTTCTCCATCACAGAGGAAGCTGTGGAAGATAACTTGTATGACAGCCTGTCTTCACGTTATACCAAGGCT